CCAACCATCCCAAATACCTTTTGTCCCCACCCGCCAGCTCCTATGAAAAAGCCACCAATGGTGAAGAGAGTTTTGCCCGTACTTTTTGACACATTATCACCTCCAGTCTAAAAAGTATAATATTTACTAATATGAACCCATGACCGTCTATGTTTTATGGCTTTTATAAGACCATAGTTTACCTTAGTTACCTTTGCTATGTCTCGTATCCTAATCTTGTTAGCAAGCATTACTATAATTAACGTTGCCATATCATTAGTTATTTTAACATTTGCTGCGTTCTCTCCTAGCGGTGGATTCTTATGAACTTCTCTTAGTTTAGCTTTAGTCTCTTCTGTAGACTTAGTTCCCAGTCTAGCTTTCCTAATGTTTTCCCTATGCTCATCAGAAAACTTCATTCCTATTCTAGCCCTACTTATCTTTTCTCTAGTTTGCTTTGAATGATGTGTAGTAATAGGGTCATCTATTAAATTAAACCCTTTGCGGCTATCCATACTTGAAAAGAAGTCTATCCAATACTTTTCTTTTGAATCTAACAGCTCTCTCTCGCAAAACTCAAGAACCCTAAAATTAAAACTAGTAATTCCATACTTATTAAATGATCTTTGTAAGTGTACGTTAAAGTGACCGTTTCTTTTCAATTGGTTGAAGTGATCCCTTTTCCTTCGTTTAATATCAATAGTTTGCCCGATGTATTTCTTATGATTAACTTCGTTTTCTATACAATAGATACCAATAATATTACCATCCTCCTCTCTTAAGTTTTAATCATGTAGTCCAAAGCAACCGCTGGGAATCCCCCAAAGTTACTTGTGTTATTGTGGCGAGTACAGTCGGCATACGTATGGTCACACCCAGTACTCATGGTATATGAGGTACCTACAGTTGGTGTGGAGTAGAATGGGAACTCTACAGTAACACTGCCAACAGATGAGCTAAGGATTTTCTTGGTCTCATAAGCAATTGTTATGGTCCCATTCTTCCAGTACCCAGCAGTTTCCGTTATGGAATTATCATAGATAACATATTGGGTACTAGAGGATTTCACAGTACTCGTTTTGATTCCCTTAGTAGCCCCACATTCATCGGAATCACCAAACCATGCATTACAGTTAACTCCAACCACTCTACCAGCCTCTGTGTTAACCATACGTTGCGTAAGGGTTGTTGAGAATGTTGCCTTGTCCATGTCAAGCGATGGAGCATCGATGTAACCACTGAAGACATACTTATAGGCATCCTTGTTACTCAAGGAATCTGGATAGGCAATCTGATAGATGTCCACTTGTGAACCACGGAAGTCAAATGACTGTAATAGAGCGTTCATAAACGCATTAGATGCATCAGATATCGTGAGTGTTAAGTTGTCTATCTTGTTGTCTAGAGTCTGCTTAAGTGATCCCCTTTGGATTGGTATGGGCTCATATGTCATTGGAGTGGAAGTCCCAGGTACATACCATTCCACTGGAACATCCAAGTTAGTATAATGAAGAACTCCAGTTGCCAATGTAATCACATATACATCCACAAAGAATACCTCATATTTGTCCTTCATGTTCGCTAGAATTACCGGAAGGACCACACTCATGTGTCATAGCATATCTTTAGTTTTACCTTGAGAGTAAACCCAACGATACCAAAGACATCTCCTGTTTCGTTAAGAGAATAATAGGTAACTGGTGAACAACCATCCTCAGCAAATCTACAGGTATACTGAGTAGTATTTGGGTATGGTGGAGTGTAATAGAACTGTATTCCACCAGGGGCATGAGATTCCCAGAAGCTCATTACAGCTGTATAGATATCTGCTGTTCCTCCAACAGTAAACTCATAGACTTTCTCGGTGTTCACAGATTTCCTTTGGACTTGTTCATAAGCTGAATCAAATTTAATCCTTATGTTTTGTGCAGTAAACGTAGGGTTAAACCCTTGGCTTGCTATTGGTTTCCAAGTAAACGTATCCATATGCTATCACCTCCTTCTGAATCCTATTTTAAACCCATGTTCCCAAAAGTCTCTATGGGACACAAAAGAACTTGAGGGATACTCCGATGTATCCCATTGTTCTCCATTTGGAAATGTCATGAGAACCTTGCCGTACTCCAGGTATATCCCGCAGTGACCTTCACCGTTCAGATGAAAGTACACTACGTCACCATAGGTAAGCTCATGGACATCTCTAACCTTCCTCATGTTCCTCATGAACCACTTGACCATCCTTAGTGGTTCTCGTTTGTACCAGTCGTGCTCGAACGATCCATCGTATATCTCTGGTTTCCATTTGTTATCTCTGTAGAATAGCCTTACGAGTCCGATGCAGTCTGCACCATCCCTTGTGTGACCAGCGAACTCATAAGGTATCCCAATGTAATCATTTAGAACTAAAGTCGTATCCATGCGCTGTCATCCTTTGTATCTGAGAGTATAGGGAGTCATCAGTCTGCTGGTTATTCAATATAACTGCTTGTGGACTCTGCTGTTGTCCCTGTGTATTACCCATGTTCCCTAGCATCGTGAAGAGTATCTTATTCTGTGCTCCTAGGAGCCCATTAGTTTCCTTCATGGACAATGTGGACTGCTGAGCTACTTGAGTAGCCTGTTGAGCGATGTTCTTGTTACTAAAGTTTGCTGTGAGCTCTCCCGATGTTACCCCAAGTTTACCAGCAGCATAGTTCAGTAGGTTCCTTGAGTTGCCTAAGTTCTTCTCAACAGGTATAATGACTTCCTTGCCATCCTCACCAGCAATACTCGGGGAATCCACAACACCACCATTAGCGTGAAACAGTCCCGATAGAGAACCTAAGATTCCACTCCAGTTTGTTCCACTGGATTTCTGTTGTTGTACCTGAGGTGTCTTATTATTATTCGTAAGGATATCCAATAGGTTCTTAGAGGTGAAGTCGAAACTTGAGGAACTCTTGGATTTATCTAAGGTTCCTAGCTTTCCCACAGCTGTCCCTAAGAGGTCTATTCCAGTACTCACTAGAGTTGTATTGGAACTCTTTTTGCCACCCTGTAAACCTCCTATAGCTTGCGCAAGAATCCCTGGCGAATCATTCTTGATACCCATGAGAGCCTTTAGAGCATCGTTAGCCAATTGTTTCCATAAGTTACCCCAGATGTCTTGGATTTTCTTACCCTGCAAAAGTAACTCATTGGTTACATCATACACCCCTTGTTTCATCTTGGTACTATAGGTGTCCGCAAGCTCCTTGGCATTCTTATTAGCTTCTTGGAGTTCTAGGTTATACTTTTTGAACTCTTCAGTTTGACTAGCGAATGGATCAGCAGCTTTCATGTCATCCAATAGTTGCTTAAGAGCCTTAACTTTCTCTTGTGCAGCCTCAAGGTTATTTATGGATATCAATTGAGCGTTGTAAGGACTCGTAGTGTTCCCTTGGACACCGTATTGTGACATCTTTTGGTTATACTCAACTTCACTCATGCGTTGCTTGTAGCGAGCCTCAGGAGTTGCAAATGTATTCATCTGCTGTACCTGTTGTTGTAACTCAAGGTTCTTTACACGTTCCTCTGACATCGTAGGGTCTGTGAAGATATCCACACCTTTACTTTTGGCATACGCTAGGGCTGCATTAGAAGCCGCGAGTTTCTGTTGAGTTAGCTGTTGAGCGTTAACAGCTTTATCAGAATCCGTTGCGTAGTAACCAAGGGATGCAAGAGAAGTTCTACTGGATAACTCAGCACGTTTCACTTGATAACTTTCGATATCTTGGATACCCTTAATGAGCGTCTCATATTCCTTCTTGCGTTCCTCTGTAATTTGCTTTTGATACTCAGCAATTTTCTTTTGTTCACCAGAGATTTGCGTAAGATATCCAACGAGTAGATTAGCATCCTTGATTTGTTCCTTATTATCACTAATGAATTGCTTCTTAGATTCTGCTGACATACCACTCCACGACTCTTGAGTAATACCAGCAGATGCAAGAACATCTTGTGGAATGCTTACGGATACCTGCTGCGTTGCTCCTGAAGAATACAAGTATTTATCATAAATATCGCGTGCATTCTTTTGTCTATCTGGGTTCTCTGCCCATGCAGGTCTTTCGTAATACTTAGAAAATGCATATGCAGAACTCTCAGGTTGGCTTAGGTCAGCATTGGATATCTGGCGGAACGCTTGGGATTCATTGTTTTTCAACTCGTAATCCACATAAGCCAATTGAGTATTTAGGTCATCTATGGAAGTCCCAAGGGATGCTGCGAAGTCCTTAAGCCCCTCAAGTCTCCCATCTTTCCACTGACCAATACCATAGGAGCCACTATTGTCTCCTGCCCATACTCCAGTTTGTAACCCAGATTCTGTCATAAGGTTTCCTATGATACCTGCGGTTAATTCTGAAGAGTACCCTTGGGATTTAAAGTAGTTCCATGCGGTTCCTTCTGGTGTACCATCGTTAGTACCTGACATACTGATGGTTGCTCCAGTGCTACTCGCGAACTCATTGACTTTCTGTAGGTCACTCGTAAGTTGGTCGTTAAGAGCTGCTGTGGTAGCCTGTAGTTCAGTCACGCGTTTATTCATAGTGTCTGTGGTATCATTAAGGAACGCATATGATTTGCCATAACGGTCTGTGGCTGCTGTAATGGAATCCAAGCGAGCCTTATAGTTATTCTGAGCGATTGCCGCTTGATCCTCTATGGATTTCACATTGTAATTGTCAAGTTTCTTTTGGATTTCATCTGATTTATCCTGAGGAGCATTCTTGGGACCTTGGTTCTTCGGAGGCTTATCTTCAGCTATCTTAAGTCCACTAGGGACCTCTGAGAGCTTGAGAGATTGTCCTTTTAAATCTATGAGCTGCTTATCGAGATCATTTTTCTTATCTTGTAAATCTGCGGTTCCACCAGCGATATCCTTTTGGTAAGCGTCCTGCTGTGACTTAAGGCTCGCTTGTTCTTGCTCAAGTTGTCCCTGTAGAATTTCTCTACGGCGACTTAGGATATCTGTGTTACCGCCGTCGGACATCTGCTTATCAATCTCATCAAGTTGCTTCTGAAGGTCACTTACGCCAGCTTCAGCATTCCCTATTTTCCACTCAGAGTATTCCATTTGGATAGCCTTCCACCATCCAAGGTATTTCGCCTTGAGTTCAATAGAATTCTTAAAGTTATCTGCGTCTTTCCAATAGTTATCAATAGAAGTTGCTATGACATCTCTTTCGGATTCCAGTTCAGTTATTCTAGCGTCAATCATTTGTTGCAATGCTTTTTTCTTGGCAGCAACCCCATCTTCAAATGCTTGTTTTTCTGTGTTATACGCATCGATTGACCAATTGGCATCCTTAATACGTTCTACAGCATCTTCCCCAAGTATTCTTGTGAGTTGCTTTTCAGTTTCCTGCTGATTCTCTACAGCTTTATTGTATTTCTCAGTACCTTCAGTAGACCCATCGATTTGCGTTTGTAATTTCTGATGAGCACCCATGAGAGCATCTGTAAATTCCGATTGCTTCTCTAGTTGCTGTTGTTGCTGCTGAGCTACT